ATGGGAATTTTAACTTTAAAAAACGTTGCGATCGAATATCGCACAGGTACTGTAAAACAACCACCTTCCGAGATTTGTGAAACGACAGAAGTAACAACAGATATTAACACTGAGGTTAAAAAGAATAAGCCAATCATCCGCTCTATTACTGCTCCAGAAGCTGATATTGCTCGAGTGACGATTACTGTACCTGGATTAAGTCATCAAAATAAAAGCAATGGCGATATTAACGGCACAAAAGTTGAATTACAAGTTGAGTATCAGGCAAATGGTAGTCAATGGATTGATGCCGGAAAGATTGTTATTAGCGGTAAGACAACAACCTCATATAACCGTGAACATAGCTTCCGTTTAACAGGCGAAGCACCTTGGAACATTCGCGTTACACGTTTAACTGAAGATTCAAACAGTCAGACACTACAAAATAGAACGATTTTTTCTAAATTAACGACTGTTTTTGAAGAAAAACTAATTTATCCGGGAGTGGCTTATGTTGGCGTACAGATTGACGCTGAACAGTTCAGCTCAATACCCGCTCGCGGTTATCACTGTCGTGGAATTAAGTTAAAAGTGCCGTCAAATTACGATCCAATTACTCGATTATATACTGGCGACTGGGATGGCACCTTTGTTGTTAAATACTCAAACAATCCCGTTTGGATCTATTTTGATTTACTCATTAACGAAGAATACGGAGCTGGTGAGCATATAAAAGAAGATATGCTCGATAAATGGTCCATGTACCAAATTGCCAAGTATTGTGATCAATTGGTGCCGGACGGTTTCGGGGGGTATGAGCCAAGATTTACGTGTAACGCTTATATTCAGACACGACAAGAAGCAATTAAATTACTACGCGATCTGACGTCAGTCTTTCGTGCAATGAGCTACTGGGCAAGCGGCACGCAAATACTTGTTCAAGATTCACCGAAAGAGCCGATGTATCAGTTCAACAACACGAACGTTGTAGATGGCCAGTTTAGTCGTTCTGGTTCAAATATTAAAAACGCGACATAATGTCGCACTTGTTACATGGAACGATCCTAAAAAAATTCTATAAGCAATCCGTTGAGTATATTGAAGATGCCGATGCCATTATAAAGATGGGCTATATTTCACAAACAGAAGTTGTCGCATTTGGCTGCACTTCACGCGGACAAGCGAGACGTCTCGGTAAATGGCTACTCTATACAGAGCAACACGAAAGTGAAGTAGTAACATTCTCGTGCGGTCAAGATGGTGCAATTCCTGTTCCTGGTGAGGTGATTCAAGTATCAGACGTTCATCGTGCAGGTGAAAGACGAGGTGGCCGCGTTAAAACTGGCTCAACAGTTAATCAAATCATTCTTGATGCAGCGGTTGAAATTACCAAAGCCTCAACAATCAGCATTGTGAATGAAGAGGGTAAACTTGAACAACGCAACATTACACAACGTGGCAGTTTAACAGAAATTAACATCAATCCAGCGTTCACTTCTGTAACAGAAGATAGTACGTGGATCATTGCAAGTAGTGACATTGAGCCTGAGCTTTATCGTGTTGTTGCAGTAGCAGAGGGTGAGAGTGGCACTTATACCATCAGTGCATTAAGTTACAATCCGTCAAAATTCGCACATATTGAAAATGGTGAGAGCCTGATTGAATACGATACAACGAACAATACGCTAGAAACAGGCGTTAAAAATGTCGTAATTAGTGATGAAATCTATCGTGGACTGGGTGGTAGTATTCAAACTAAGATCGTTGTAAGTTACGAGCCTGCAACCTCGCTCACATCGCGTTATCAAGTTGAGTATCGCGCAGGTAATGACAATTGGCAGCAGTTAGAGCCGACAACACTAACATCTGTAGACATTCCAAATGTTAGAGATGGCATTGCTTATCAGATTCGGATCAAAACAAGTAACGTTTTGGGTGTATGGTCACATGATGATCCTGTAACAACATATGAGCCAATCGGTAAGCTACGTCCACCACACAATGTTACTAACCTGCGTCACAAAATGGTGGCGCAAGAAGGTGTGTTCTTGGTTTGGGATTTGTCACCCGACATCGATCTTGAGTATTACGAGATTAAAAAAAGGTGGCACTTATGAATCAGCGCAACTTGTTGCGAAGATCAAAGCTAATGAGTTTAATCTCGGTTTTATTCAAGCTGGCAATCATAAGTGTTGGTTAAGTGCGGTTGATTCATCAGAAGTGAGATCTGAAACGCCAACAGAAATTCAATTCACTATTTCAAGCGGTGAAGTTATCAATCTAAACGCCGAAATTGTCGGTGACGAAGTGTTGTTAACTTGGCGTGAGACACAAAACGGTTCATTTTCGACAGAGCTTTACGAAGTGAAGAAAGATGATGAAGTGCTGGCGTTAGTGAAAAGTACCTCGTTTAAGTTCAAAGCGGATTTTAGCGGTAACAAGACGTTCACTGTGACAGCAATCGATCTCGGTGGAAATCGAAGTGCATCGGCGCAAGCGCAGTTGATCATTCATCAACCGACACAAGTTAGCATTTCTCAACAAGTTATTGATAACTACGTCATGTTGAGATGGCAAAGTGCGAAAGCAACATTGCCGATAGTCTATTACGAGCTGAAAAAAGGTGACACGTTCGACACTGCCGAGTTCATTACCAACATTGATGGACTAGCGTTTCCGCAATTCGAAACCGTTGGTGGATTGTACAAATACTGGATCGTCGGTGTAGATAGCGCAGGAAATCGCGGCGAGCCTCAGTTCACGCATGCGAATGTTGCACAACCGCCTGATTACATACTGAAATACGACCACAACAGCGAATACGACGGAGTAAAAAACGGATCAGATAAGATCGACGGTAAACTTTATCTTCCGCTCAAAAAAGAGACGTGGAAGCAACACTTTCAGTCAAACAATTTCACCTCGCCAAAATCACAAATTGATCGCGGATTTCCACTTTATCTACAGCCAACTGCTGCAAGTGGATTTTATGAAGAAGAAATGGATTATGGCACTGTATTAGCTTCGTCAAAGATCTCGCTCACTCCAAAAATTGTGAGTGCGGGTAATTATGATATTAGCTACTACATCGCAGTAAAAGAAAAGGCAAGTGATAGTTGGCGTGAACACAATCAAGCGTCTGTGTATGAGACGAATTTTAGATATTTGAAATTCAAAATCACAGTAAGCAATGCAAGACAACCTGTTGTTATTGAACAATTGAATTTGAAACTCGATCAGAAACAGAAAACTGATGGTGGAACAGTGCAAGCTAACGCAAGCGATGTGAATGGAACGTGGGTAAGCTTTTCTACGGAGTTTATCGATGCGTCAATTCCTGTTCTCACACCACAATCTAAACAACCACTTTTTGCAACATCAGACTTTAAAGATGAGCCGCGACCAAAGGGATTTTACGTTTTCTTATTCGACAAGAACGGAAACCGCGTAAGCGGTAAGGTCGGATGGGTTGTAAAAGGGGTATAAAAAGGAGTAAACAATGGCAGATTTTAACAAGCCGACAGTTGATAGTCATTACACGCAATTCCCAAATGAGATTAAAGCCGCAATTAATGCGGCTTTATCATTTCTTGACGGCGGAACACATGCAAATATTCCGCTGAAAGCTAAGCGTTGGAATCCAACAAGTAAAATATTTGAGGAGTATAGTGGCACGCAGTGGGTGCCGATGGCGACAGAGTACAAGTTACCCGTCGATTATAACGCTTTACGCAATAAGCCTGTTCCGTCGTCTGCAACAAATAGTGACAGTGAAACACAATTCGCAAGCTCAAAAGCAGTGAAAGACGCGTATGACTTGGCAGATGAAAAGCAAAGTCCGGCAACTACACTGGCAGGGTATGGCATTACTAACTTCAAAATCGAGACAGCAAACGGCAACGCGAATAATTATAAAACAGATGGAAATTATTATTTTGCAAGCGGTAAAAATCTTCCAGGTGTAGGTGCATGGCATATTGAAGTAGTAAGCGGTGGTGCTAAAAACGCGATCAGACAGATTGCAAGAAAGGCTAACGATTCAGAAGTTAAAGAGCGATTTTTTAATGGTTCAAGCTGGTCTGAATGGAAAAAAACAGGCAGTGACGGCGTACCAGTTGGTAGTATTGTCGCTTTCCCAAAAAACATCACTCCAACTGGTTTTTTGAGGGCAAACGGCACGACGTTTAATCAAGCAACATACCCAGATTTATACGCTGTAAACGGAAATAGCAATAGATTGCCAAACCTTACTCGTTCTGATGTTGGTATGACAGCGTATTTTACAACAGATGCAATACCCGACGGATGGATTGCATTTGATAGCATCAGAAATACAGTAACGCAGCAGAAATATCCAGAGTTGTATCAATATCTTGTTGATAAATATGGTTCTATTTCAAATGTACCGCTTGCTGATGATAGATTTATTCGTAATGCAGCAAACAATTTGTCAGTCGGTGAAACACAAAGTGACGAAATTAAAAAGCACGTACATAAAGTTAGAACACACTGGGTTAATTCAAGTGATAGTAATGTTTTTTATGACAAAACGAAAACTGTTATAGATTCACGATTACGCTCTGCAACTATAACTGATGATAATCTCGGTGATAACGGATTTATGCATCCTCTGTTAGATAGCCCAATGGCTACAGGGGGTTCTGAAACAAGACCGAAGGCAATCGTTTTAAAGCTCTGTATTAAAGTTAAAAATACATTTGACGACGTACAATTCTGGATTAAAGCATTCGGTGTAGTTAAAAATGCGGGAGCTTTAAATGCGGGCACGCTTGCACAAAACATACAGGAGTTATCTGTAAGTGTTGAGCGTAAACTTCAAGAAAATAAGCAACTAGCATTGCAAGAAATTGATAATGTAAAGAGCGAGTTTAATCAGAACTTACAAGAGGGATTATCTCATGTAGGTGTATTAAAAACAGTCTGGCAAGGTAATGTTGGTTCGGGGCGTATTAATATTTCAGAAAAGTGTTTCGGTAAAACACTCATCTTATATCTTCAATCATCAGTAAATCACAGGCTTGATGATAACAACAATATTGAAACTGTCAGCTTTGAAGTGGGTGCAGAAATTGAAGATAAACGAGGTGGCGTTTATTGGCTTGATGTTCGCAGAGCAACATACAATATAGGTAACTATACGGCAGGCGAGAGATTCGCTGTAACTGTTGATAGAAACGGTACAAAAATACAGATTCAACATCTTGCAGGTCGATTTATAAAACGTATTGATATTCGATAGGAGGATAAATGAAAGTCTATTTTTTAAAAGAGAATTTAAATAGCTATCAAATTTTTTCCAGAACCACAAAACCTAAATGATTTTGTAGAAATAGAAGTAGAAAACGAATCAGAGCTTGATAACAAACAGCTTATTCAGTTTCAAAAACAGTATATCTTAGTTGCTAAACAGCCGACAGAATTACATATGTGGAACGGTAACGAGTGGGTTGTAGATGAAGAAAAAACAAGCTCAACGTCTCGCAGAACAGCAAGATGAGATGTGGGAAAAAATCAAGAAAAAACGCTATGAAAACGGCTTGGGCGGGGTGTATATCGCTCGAGTCGGCAAGTGGTTTCAAACTGGCGAGGAAGAGAAGACTAAGTATCTTGGCTTAGATAAAGTGATTGATTCACTTGGTGAAATTGACTGGAAGTGCTACGACAAATTCTTTCATCAAAATGAACCGCACTTTACTCAATGAAATTTTTCTACAAATGGTCGTTGACGAAAATGCCGATCACATTAATGCAGAAAAACATCGCGCTGAAATGATGAAATCAGCAGATCCGCTTAATTATGATTTTTCAACTGGCTGGAGTGCTAACTATGAAGAATAAATACTGGTTAAATGTGGCGATCGCCTTAGATCAACTATTTAACGCGTTAATTTGGGGAAGTCCAGACGAAACATTGTCAAGCCGTGCGTATCGTGGGGCTATGCTTGCGAAAAGCCCGAAAAAGAAATGGAAATTCTTCCACACTGCAATTAATAAGTTATTTTTCTGGCAAAAGGATCATTGCAAGCAAGCATACATCTCGGAGTTAGAAAGACGGCAACTACCGAGAGAGTTTAGCAAAGTTTTGATAAAAAAAAAGGGCGCTTAGCCCTTTTTGTTTTTCCTTAAAAAATGTGAGCCAACTAATATATAAAGAATAGTGTGTATTTTGGAAAGCATTCCCAGAATGTACCATTGATAGATATGAAATGATGTTAAAAGGTGGTAATTATTGCAGGTAGGTATATAATAGACTAGAAATTAGGTCATTGATTTAATTGAATTTTTATTTGTTTTCTTTTAATAGCAGATCGGTCTTGAAAACCGGCGAGGGTTTACGCCCTCCGTGAGTTCGAATCTCACTTCCTCCGCCATCAAATTTTGAAAACCGTAAGTCGTTTGGCTTACGGTTTTTTCTTATCTTTACATCTTGTTTTCTTATTAACTATCTGGTTTATGGTGTGATGTTGTACGAAAAGTATAATGGTATTATCTTTGAGTGCGATCACAAAAGGTATCGCATAGTTCCTCCTAAATGTTTGGTTGAGGAGGCGTACAATGAGCTATATTTTAGACCGTAAGAAATTTACGGGGGAGAGAAATGATATGCTGAATGATGAGGACAGTGTTTATCTCAGTAGGTTAATTACTTTTTATCTTGTGTATTTTTGA